GAACTGGCAGATTACATGCTGCCGCGCAAAGCCGAGATAACCCGGAAGCGCACTCAAGGCGATAAACGCACCGAGCGCATTTTTGACGGCACCGCGATCCACGCTGTCGAACTGCTGGCGTCTAGCTTGCATGGTATGCTCACGTCACCATCCACCCCGTGGTTTTCCATGAGATACCGCAACCCGGCGCTGCAAGGTGATGACGAAGCTAATGAATGGCTAGAGTTGGCCATTGATCAGATGTATCAGGCGTTCAACAGGTCAAACTTCCAGCAAGAGATCCACGAGTTATATTATGATTTGGTGACCTTTGGCACTGCTGCCATATACGTCACTGGCGATAAAGAGGGTTTGCAGTTCAGCAGCCGCCACATTGCCGAGATCTACATCAGCCAGAATGCCAAAGATCAGGTGGATACAGTTTACCGAAAGTTTAAGCTAACAGCCCGTGCGATGGAGCAACAGTTCGGCGCTGATGCCCTGCCTGCTCAATGCATAAAGGATCTCAAAGAAGAGCCTTACAAAGAGCATGAGATCATCCACGTTGTGTTTCCGCGCGCAGACGCCACAGGCAAGCTGGCCAAAGCCAAGCCGTTTGCCAGCATTTATTACCACGCTGACAGCCGCAAGCTATTGTCTGAAGGCGGTTACGACGAGTTATGCTTTATGGTGCCGCGTTTTAATAAGGATAGCAGTAGCAGTTACGGCAGATCCGTATCGATGAATGCTTTGCCAGATACCAAGATGTTAAACAAGATGAGCGAAGTCACCATCCGGGCCGCACAAAAGCAGATCGATCCACCGCTTATGGTGCCTGACGATGGCTTTATGCTGCCTGTGCGCACAACTCCCGGATCACTGAACTTCTACCGTGCAGGCACCCGTGACAGGCTGGAGCCACTACAGATCGGCGCGAATAATCCGTTAAGTCTGAACATGGAAGAGCAGCGCCGCAATGCTATTCGGCAGGCGTTCTTTGTTGATCAATTGCTGATGCAGAACGGGCCGCAGATGACGGCTACTGAGGTTCTTCAGCGTAATGAGGAAAAGATGCGATTGCTTGGCCCAGTGCTAGGCAGGCTGCAATCTGAATTACTACAGCCCTTAATCACAAGGTCGTTTGGATTGCTTCTCAGGGCTGGCCTTCTCCCACCAGCCCCTGAGAGCCTGCAAGGTCAGGACATCGACATTGAGTATGTCAGCCCATTGGCGAAAGCGCAGAAGCTAACAGACTTGCAGAGCATGTTGCGAGGCTTTGAGGTCATGATGCAAGTTGCTGAGATTGCACCTGTGATGGACTATTTGGACACAGATAAATTAGTTAAATATTTGGTCGAAGTCACAGGCATACCCGCTAGGGTTGTACGCAGCGATCAGGAAGTCGAAGAGATGCGCGAGCAACAGCAGGCGCAACAAGCCCAGCAGATGCAGCTTGATCAACAGACGCAAACCGCTGAAGCGATGGGCGCGGCTGCACCAATGGTGAAAGCTGTCGGCGGTCTGGACATGCTGCAGCAATGAAGCAAATCGAAGATCTGAAGTTAGCCTATCGCCGCACGTTTAACAGCGAAGATGGCGAGACAGTGCTGGCTGATCTTAAAACACGGTTTGCATTTGAGCAGACCACATTTACGCAGGGCGATCCGCACCAGACAGCGTTTAACGAGGGTCAGCGTAGCGCAATATTATTGATCGCCCGGATGCTGGCCGAGGACGCCAAACCCAAGAGGTAAATCCAAAATGAGCGAAGAGGCAACCCCGCAAGCGGGATCTCCAGACGTGGCTGATGCAGCCCCGGCAGTTAGCTTTCTTGACAGCCTGCCAGAAGATCTGCGCAGCGAACCGTCATTGCGCAATTTCAACGATGTTGGCGCGCTGGCTAAAAGTTACACACATGCGCAGCGCATGATTGGCGGCGATAAGATAGGCAAGCCATCTCAAAGCTGGACAGATGATCAATGGACTGAGCATCACATTCACAGCGGCAGGCCCGACACGTCTGACGGCTATGACTTAAAGCTGGACGGCAAACTTGGTGACAGCACTTTAGAGGGCTTTCGAGAAAGCGCTTACAAGGCTGGCCTATCAGGCAAGCAAGCGCAAACCGTGGCTGAGTTTATGGATACTAGCTTGGGCCAGATGGAAGCTGATCGCTATGATCAGGCTGACACTTTGCGCCACGAAGGTGAGCAGGAGTTAAGACAGCAATACGGCAAGGCATACGATCAGCGCATGGAGCTGGCGCTAGGTGCCGCAAGGCAAATGCTGGGCGACAAGGTAACTTTGCTTGACGAGGTTGAACTGTCTGACGGCAGATTGCTAGGCGATCACCCTGAGATCATCAGGATGTTCTCTGCGTTTGCTGAACAGATTGGCGAGGATAACCTCGTCGGAGAAACAACTGAGATGGTGATGACGCCTGATGAGGCGCAGCGCCAACTGACTGAGGTAACAAGGCAGGACGGCCCGTACTGGGACAAGAACCATCCTGAAAGGCAGGCATACGTCGATGAGGCGTTACGTCTGCGAGAATACCTTTAGAGTTTAGCGGACAAGCTACGGCCCCGCGCATCACGCTGGTGTGTCCAGCAGGCTGACAACCTTTACCGTCATCATACAATTCTAAACTTACCTGACTTGTATGCTGGCGGCGTCAAGCACGGCCCCGGCTGGGACAACCGAGCGATAAACCCTTTAATTTCATAAGCTTAGGAGTGAGACAAATGTCCTCACAAATCACTACAGCTTTCGTCAACCAGTATTCCAGCAATATTCAAATGCTTTCCCAACAGATGGGATCGCTATTGCGTGGTGCAGTGGATGTCGAAAGCGTCAGCGCCGAGAAAGCCTTCTTTGACCAAGTGGGCTCTGCCGCTGCTGTTCTTAGAACAACCCGTCATGCGGATACCCCGCTGATCGATACACCCCACAGCAGACGCATGGTCACAATGAGTGATTATGAATACGCTGATTTGATTGATGATCAGGATAAGGTGCGTTTGTTGGTTGATCCAACATCAACCTATGCGCGCGCAGCAGCCGCTGCAATGGGCAGGGCAATGGATGACGTGATTATCGCAGCCGCAATTGGCACAGCTAAGACAGGCAAGGATGGTTCAACATCTACTGCACTGCCTTCTGGCCAAAAAGTTGTGCATGGTTCGGCATCTCTGACGATTGCCAAACTGCTTTCAGCCAAGGAAATCTTGGACGAGGGCAGCGTTGATCCATCAATCCCGCGTTACATTGTGTGCGCCCCTAAGCAGATCACATCTCTGCTGGGTACTACGCAGGTAACGTCATCTGACTTCAACACCGTCAAGGCGTTGGCTCAAGGTCAGATGGATACGTTCAGCGGCTTCAAGTTCATCGTGTCAAATCGCTTAACCACTGACGGTGACGGCAACCGCGCCGTAATCGCCTTTGCTGGCGATGGCCTAAAGCTGGCTATGGGCAAAGAGCCTACCGCCCGGATCGATGAGCGTTCCGACAAATCGTATGCCACTCAGGTGTACTACTGCCAGACGATTGGCGCGACCCGGATGGAAGAAGCCAAGGTCGTCGAAATCGCGTGTACTGAATAAGGAGGACTGAAAAATGGCTACTGTTTACTCGGTCCAACGGACCAATACACGGGCAACCCCAATCACGAAAAACCCTGCCAATGTCATGGGTGGACGTGTGCGGATTGCTCACGGCGTTTATGAGGCATCTAGCTTGGCATCTGGAGATGTCATCGAGATGTTTACTCTGCCTGACGGCGCGCGCCTGATCGAAGGATCGCTTGCGCATGACGCGCTGGCAAGTTCCACCACATTGTCTGTCGGCTATGCAGCCCACACCAATGCGGCGGGTACTGCTGTGTCAGCAGCGGCTGCAGCTTACAAGGCAGCGGCTGCATCAACTGCGGCGCAAAAGGTGGACATCCTTGCCACACTGGCGCTGGGGTCTGGCACCGTCACCGACACCAATGAAGATGGCGTGGTCGTGACCGCAACAATGGGCGGTGCCGCTGGCACTGGCACCATTGAGGTCACCATCAAATACGTTGTTGACTAACTAACCCGGCGGGGGCGGTTCGCCGCCCCTACCTTCCTACCCCCCCTAAAAATTTGGTGATTGCATGACTTCTACAGTCGATATTGCAAACAACGCGCTTAACGTGTTGGGTGCCTCAAACATATCTGCATTCGACGAGAACAGCAAAGCTGCGCGCATCGTTAATCAGCGATATGACAGCATCCGCGACAGCGTGTTTCGTGCGCATCCTTGGAATTGCCTCATCAGGCGTCAGGATCTTGCGCAATCATCCACGGCACCCGGCTTTGGCTATGCTCACCAGTATCCCCTGCCGACAGATCCCTATTGTTTGCGAGTGCTAGAGTTTAGCAACGGCAGCATGTCCTATCCGCAGGACAACATGAAGAACAATTCTGGTGGCCCTGCGTTTGTCATTGAAGGCCGCAACATCGTCACCGATGAAGGCACCGCAAAGATTAAGTATGTGGCGCGCATCACAGATCCTAATGAGTATGACAGCGGTTTGATTGAGGCATTGTCTATGCGTCTCGCTGCTGAAATGGCTTACGCAATCACCGGGTCAACATCGATGGTGCAGATCACGACCAGCGCATATGATCAATCATTAAAAGAAGCGCGTTTCGTTGATAGCACCGAGGGCGCAACCCGGCGCATAGAAGCCAGTGATTTCATTGAGGCGCGTTACTAGATGGCGCGATCAGCCCCCAGCTTTAGCAGCTTTTCCGCTGGTGAGATTAGCCCACTGCTTGAGGGCCGCACCGATTTAGATAAATACAAGCAAGGGCTGGCACAGTTAAAAAACATGATTGTTATGCCGCAGGGCGGTGTAAAAAGACGTCCGGGAACAGAATTTATTTGTCAGGCAAGCCATAACAATAGTTACAGCGGCTACCCTAGAATTATTGCATTTCAATTTAAACAATCAGATACATACGTATTAGAATTTAACCACGAGACTATGCGTGTTATTCGGGACGGCGCGCAGGTGCTTAACGCAACGTCCAAGAATATTACTGCAATTACTAAAGCATCGCCCGGCGTTGTCACTAGCGCTGGCCACGGCTTTAGCAATGGCGATGAAATTTATATTGCTTCAGTCGGGGGAATGACCGAGTTAAACAATAAAAACTATAAAGTATTAAATGTTACGACAGATACGTTTACCCTTGAAAACTTAAATGTTCTTAACAGAGCAATTGATACAACAAATTTTACGACATACACCAGCGGCGGCACAGCAACCGCAATATATCAAATTGTAAGCCCATATCATAACAACGATTTAGCAGATCTGCGTTTTGTACAATCTGCCGATACAATGTATTTTGTGCATCCTGACTACGCAATCCGCACATTAACCAGATCCGATCATAACAATTGGACTTTCGCCACGCCTTCGATCTCTGGCTCTCCAAGCCCCGCGCTAAATACAGCAGGAAATTATCCCAGCGTTGTCACTTTTTTCGAACAGCGTCTAGTTTTCGCCAATACAACAAATAATCCGCAAACTCTTTGGTTCTCCAAAAATGCCGATTATATGAATTTCACAGCAGGCACTGGTGATAATGACGCCCTAATTTATACTATCGCGTCTAATACTGTGGATGCAATCCGCTATTTAAGTTCTACGCGCATTCTGGCAATTGGTACGACAGGTGGTGAGTTTGTTTTAACTTCAACAAATGACGGCCCGGTAACACCCACCACTACGTTAATAAGAAAATACTCTAATTATGGCACAGCAAATGTCGAGCCTGTGCAGGTTGCTGACGTGACGCTGTTTGCCCAGCGCGGTGGTCGTAAGGTGCGAGAGTTTAAGTTTTCTGGCGATGTAAACACGTCAGGCTATCAAGCACCCGACATGACCATTCTCGCTGAACACATCACAGATGGCGGCATTACTCAGTTTGCTTATCAGCAGGAACCCGAAAGCATTATTTGGGCGCTGCGGTCTGACGGTGTATTGTTAGGGCTTACATATCGTCGTGAAGAGGATGTGGTGGGGTGGCATCAACACGTCATTGGCGGAAGAGTTGGATACACCCGCGTATCTAATTTTGATTGGAGTGCTACGCCTGTAGGCGCGAAAGTGACTGTGTATAAAAAAAACGGGTCGAGTGTTGCTTTTATTGCTGAAGCAGCAAGCAGCGATCCCCCTGTTGAGCAAAATGGATGGCGAATAGATACCTCTAGCAGTTCGAACACACGCATCAATTTGCAGAATGCTATAAATACAGATGTTGATTTGGTTGCAACTCTTCCGGGCGCCACTGCCATTACATCAATTGCTGTTGAAGAGGCTTTCGATCCAAACCCAACGCTTGACACATTCACAACCATGTCAGCGTCTGGCGATAGTTCAATGACCATTCTTAACGAACAAATTGCGCAAGTGAAAAGTATTTGCGTATTGCCAACTGACGGCGGGGAAGATGAGTTGTATTTAAGCGTTTTCCGTTGGATAAAAAACGCCGACAGCTATGAAGTAAAGCATTATATTGAGCGTCTAAAACCGTTTGATTTTGGTTCAAATACAACGTCAGCGTTTTTTGTTGACTCAGGCTTGTCATATTCTGGCGATGCAACAACATCTTTGACCGGGCTAAATCACCTTTGCGACGATACTGTTACAATTTTAGCCAATGGCGCGACACATGCGCAAGAAACTGTGTCTAATGGATCTATTACATTAGATTTTTCTGCCACTACTGCGGCAGTGGGCTTGAGATATAACAGTGAAATGCAGACAATGCGGATTGAAAGCGGATCTGAAGATGGCACCAGCCAAGGTAAGCCTAAGCGCATTCACGCTGTCACGCTGCGGCTTAACGAAACTGTTGGTATTGAAGTCGGCAATGCGGCTGACGAGTTAGACCGCATCCCGTTTAGAGACAGCAGCATGAACATGGATGAAGGCATCCCGTTGTTTACTGGCGACAAGGATATTGAGTTCCGGGGCGGGTACGACAACAACGACAGGATCTACGTGAGGCAATCGCAGGCACTGCCCCTGACGGTCTTAGCGCTGTATCCACGCATGAACACATTCGACACATGATTTTGTACCATGTTGAGCGGCTGAGAGACATCCACGAAGAACTAAAGCCGCTGATTGAAAATCATTGGAAAGAGGTCGCGCTAAACCAAGGCACGATCAACCTGAACGTCAATTGGGACGCATTTTTTAAAATGGACGATGACGGCAGATTGCATTGTTCCACTGCGCGCGAGGGTGACAAGCTGGTGGGCTACTTTGTTAATATCATCGTGCCGCACCTACATTATGCTGATCATCTGTTTAGCCACAACGATGCCATTTATGTAGACCCGGAATATCGCAAAGGCTTCACAGCATGGCGGCTGATTAAATTTGCTGAAGAGCAGCTTACCATCGCTGGCGTATCGGTCATGATGATTAACACAAAAATGCACAAGCCATTTGATCGTTTGCTTCAGCGGTTAAATTTTGTTGGAACTGAAACGATTTACAGCAAAAGGCTGGGAGTAGAATAATGGGCGCAACCGCAGCAATCATTGGGGCAGGGTCCAGCATTCTTGGCGGCATCAGCCAGCGCAACGCATCCAACGCGGCAGGCGCAGCAGCCCAGCAAGCAGCATATTTCAACGCCAGCATCATT